CTGGCTGGTGGGGTTCATCCCATATGGGGTACCTTCACCGCCCACACCTTAAGGTGTTGGCCAGCTGTCTGACGGTTTGAGAGGTCCGTCAACCTGTGTCATAAGACAACCACAGTGCGTAGTCATTATATTATTGTGCTACGTAAGTGGAGGTTAAAACCTACACTCACGCGAGGATCCCCCCTCAAAAGAGTTGGGAGATCTTTATGGTCATTGGCCAAAAGGCCAGTGAACCATTCGCGCTCAGCGGGTGCAGCCTTCGATAAATCGATGGCAGCTGGGCCCAAACGGGCCATCAGCTTTCGCACTCCGCCATACGTCCACTCTAAGGCAGCACAATTGCTGCCGAGTGGTTTACCCCGTTTCCTCATAAATGAGGATAGAACGGAGACATACCTCTTAAAGGAAATATTTCCTGGGGAGGCACCTTGGAGCCGAGCCCAAAAGAGCTCGAGATCCAGTTTGTGTGATAGATAATACTCGAGGGCGGGCAAATGCCCCTCCACGCGTAACGATATCACATTCTCGAGAGCCTCCATACACTTAGCGGCTTTAGCCTCTACAGTGTCTGGACCGACATAGCCCTTAAGGTTAAGTCGGAGCTGTCGAACTATCGCATCCCCTCGTCCATTATGGATGAGAGTAGCGATCCGCCCGAGCCAGGGGCTCACACGAGCCCCCGGATCCCGGGGAATTAGCGACAGACCCCCCATATATGGGGGGAGAGTCACTATATCACCTAAACCCCTTATATAAGGGGGAAGGTGTTTAGATTCCCAGACTTTTGAAAGTCTACGAATCTTATTCCAGGAAACCCGTCCCTCAAGGGACCAGAGATATTCCATAAGGGCTATCTCTGGCGGGTAACCAGGATCATTCATCCCTGTAAAGGGACGAAGTGAGAACACTTCAGTCATAAGATTGAGTGTCCATTCATTCTGATGGACCGATTTGGTCCGAACGAAAAATCGTTCACAGAATACACCATGTCGAGGGCCCAAAAGGGTCTTCTTGTGGTTCAGCTCCATCCCCGTCAAAAGAGGGAGGTGGTGCTCGTAGTAGGCGATCTCTTCAAGGCACCAAAGTGCTATGAGATCGTCTCCTTTAAGATGGTAACTCCCTTTGGAGATACCCATCCTCTCGATTGCCCAATTATGGATAATCGATAGAAAAGGCCAAGAGAGAGGGATACCCATAAGGGTCCCCCTCGTCATCTCGACACCTTCTAGGGTACCACCGGCCACAAGGTCGAATGGTATACCCAATCCCTCCGACAGGGCATTAATTGCCCCCCAGGAGAGTTTATCGGTAGCAGCTGATAGATCAGCTGAATACACGATTGCCTGACGTACTACATTACGAAAGGTTAGCTTCGTAGGCTCACCCATAAGGGCAGTCCTACAAGCTTCAAGGCGCTTTAGCTTAGGATAAAGCACCTGACGATACGACTCTGAGCGTAAGCTCCTGATCGGATCGGAACATGAGACCATGCGGACCTTCCACCCTCGTTCGAGGATGGGTATGGCCCGAGAGTCCATGTGATACTCACGAGCCGCCAAAAGGGGGCCGTAAGTATGATAGAATTTGGACTTAATATTAAGACCAGATCCTTCTCGACCGTAGCCTTCATGAGTTGGCAAACGGTCGTATGCCTCCATGTTATTAATAACATCGAGGAGCTCCTGACCTTTCCCCCCGTGTTTACGGGATCTGCTATAACTAGCAGAACGGGAGTTCAGGTTGGCGCGTGGTATCGGATTAATCCGACCAAACACGCGTTTTGCGTACGTCTTCAAATGAAGATAGTCCGCATGATCTAGCACGGCAGAAGGGGTCGTAAGATCCGTAATCTGCTTGGCTACTGCAGCACCCACCTCGCTTTTGCGTGGTAGTGCTCTCGCCAGCATGGAGGCTTGCATAAGCGACCTCCGTGATGGATTGTATCCGAGCGCTTTCGGGAACAACTGCCATATGGCAGATGGTACCTCATGAGCACCGGATAAGCTGAAACGACGAGCGGCCAAACATGCCGCTTTCGTCTCACCGATTAGGCGGGTGGGGTGCCAAAAGGCACGCTCCACCTTCCTACACATGAACACAACTAAGGCTATAGCCTTGTCGCGTTCGTGCTTCTTGGAAATGTCATAAGACATCTTCAAGGCAGGGAGGGACAGGATCATCCATAAGAATGAATCCCACACCTCCGTGAGCCATGGTTCAATTATGACCATGGCTCGCACCCTCTTAAGAGGGCGCCGCACTGTCCTTAGTCGAAGGAAGGAAAACTCCTCCGACTGGCGCTGCGGATCAAGCATTAAAGCAAAAGCTTTAAGGTCGACCATTG